AGGCCCCGATCCAACACCAGTTGAGCTAGTACAACGTGGTTTGTGTGATCCTGTGCGAATTTTCATCAAACAGGAGCCGCACCACGTGAGGAAAACTCGTGAGGGTAGATTTCGAATCATATCCTCGGTCTCATTGGTAGACCAATTGGTGGAGAGGGTTCTGTTCGGTTACCAAAATCGCCTTGAGATTAGTCAGTGGAGGAATTGCCCGTCAAAACCCGGAATGGGGCTTTCGCAAGAGAGCCAAGCCAAAGCTATCTGGGACTATGCAGCTTATCGAGCGACTAAGTCCCCGGCTGCCGAGGCTGATATTTCCGGTTTTGATTGGTCTGTTCAGCATTGGGAACTCCAGGCAGATGTTGAGATGAGAATCCTCTTGGGCTCTTTTGAGCCTAAAGTGGCGAAGGCTGCCCGGAATCGGTTTGCTTGTTTGGCAAATTCCGTTTTCCAGCTTAGCGACGGGACCTTGATTGCTCAAGGATTTCCCGGGCTTATGAAGTCAGGATCTTATTGCACATCCAGCTCCAACTCCCGTATCCGATGCCTAATGGCCAAGTTGATTGGATCATCATGGTGTATGGCTATGGGAGATGATTCCGTTGAGGGGTGGGTGGAGGATGCGAAAGCCAAGTACGAGTCCTTAGGGCATGTTTGTAAGGACTATGTTGCCTGTGCCTCAGAACTTCGTGATGGTCGGCGTCAGCTGGCCGTAATGAACTTTTGTTCTCACGAGATTCGCGCAAACTCCTGTTTTCTCACTACTTGGGAGAAAACTCTCTTCCGGTATCTTCATGCTTTGGAACCTCAGTTCCGTGAGCTTGAAATGGAGCTCCTGGGTTCTCCAATGTGGCCCAAAATCCACCGATTTCTTCGTCGGGTGGGCCTGGCGCCCGACAAACGCAATGACCAAGGGCCGGAACACAAAACGCAAGGTGAAGCGTGGGGGGAAACCTCCGAATCCACCCGGGAAACCATCCCCGTCTTCAGTGACACGAATGGTCAGCCGTGGCTCAGCTCCAGCTGCGGTTGGAGCGGAGATCCTCTATAGAGGGCCTTCGCTCTTCAGTTCGAGAGCGGGCTCCACCA